GAATACATCGACCGCTTCTGGCCGTGGTTCCTCACGGCGTTCAACGAGATCGACGGCAAGGTCTACCCACCGAGCGACGTGTCCCTGATCCGCCCGATGCAGAGGGAGCTTAACCGTTCCCGGCAGGGTCTCAGGGAGCACCGCATCGCCAACAGGCCCAAGATCGCCTACGCCGACGGCACGCTGTCCGAGGACGACATCGACGCTCTCAGGAACCACCCGGTCAACGCGCTGATCGCCATCTCCGGGCTTCAGCCGGGGCAGGACATCAATCAGTTGCTGCAAGCCATCAAGGGATCGCCGGTCGATCCGAATCTGTACGAGGTGAACCCCATATTCCAGGACCTCCAGCGCACGGTGGGGGATCAGGAAGCGGACCTTGGCGGGACCAGCGGAGATACCGCAACCGAGACATCTATCGCTGCTTCCGCCAAGGCTTCGTCAACGGGTTCATCCGTGGACGACATTGACGAGACGCTTACGGCCATCGCCCGCGCCGCCGGGCAAATCCTGCTTCTCAACGTCTCCGAGGACATCGTGAAGTCCATCGTCGGACCCGGCGCGATGTGGCCCACCATGACCAAGGCGGAGGTCGCCAGGGACATCTATCTGGAGATACAGGCGGGGTCGTCGGGGAGGCCGAATCAGGCCATGGAGCTTCAGAATTTCGAGCGCCTCGCCCCCATTCTCATGCAGTTGCCGGGGATCAAGCCGACCTTCAGGCGCTTCAGAGGATGGACGACAAGGTGGACGTGGACGAGGCCATCGCCGACGGGCTTCCCTCGATCACCTCGATGAACGCTGGCAAGATTCCGGGGCTTCCGGGGCAGGGCGACCCCAACGCCCAGGGGCCGCAGGGTGGCCTCAACACGCCAGCGCCGCTGCCCACCAACTCGCAGAACCCGGTGGCTCCACCGGCCCAGCCTTCGCCGGAGGGGCAGGCACCGACGACCAGGCTCCAGTGACCGCAGGGCCAAGAGACACCTGACGCAATTTGCGCTAGACGAAAGCAAATTCAGGCGCTTATAAGGGCTGCAACAGGGCAGATGTAGATGGCCGACGAGGGAATTGAATCAGTTGCGGCGGAAAGTACGCCTTCCGCCACACCTGAAACCTCGTCGCCTCCATCCCAGCCCTCACCGTCTCCGTCGTCCGAGCCGACGACGGCTTCACCACAAGGGGATCAATCCAAGGAAGGTCTGCTCGACGCCGTTCTCAAGGTGGTTCCGGCCACGAACGAGAAGGATGTCCTGACCCCCGACGATCCGTCCGCTCCCCAGGACAGCAAGCCTGACGATTCGGTCCAGGCAGAGACACCAGAGGAAGCGGAAGACGACGGGTCTCCAGATGACGAGACGGCTCCACAGGATGCCGCCCCCGTCATCAAGAAGAAGATCAACAAGCTGCTGAAGCAGCGCCGGGAATTGCGCAACGAGGTTGCCGCTCTACGTCCCGTCGCCAACATCGGCAGCGAACTTGAGCAATTCGCCATACAGAACAAGCTCTCCGGCGACGACGTTGCCGGGGTCCTGCAAATGGCAGCGATGCTGCGTGCGGGGGACTATGCTTCGTTCTACAGGGCGGTTGCACCGTTTGTGCGCACGGCACAGGAATATTTGGGAGTCGTTCTCCCGAAGGACCTGACCGAGCGTGTGCGTGCCGGTCAGATGACCGAGACAGCAGCCAGGGAGTTCGCGCGGCAACGCTACGACCACCAGCGTTCGCAGAGCGATCTCCGGGAGACACAGCAGGAGACACAGGTCTCGCAAGTACGTGCTGTGCAGGCTGATGTCCAACGCGCCGTCTCCAGCTTCGAGCTGCGCCTCTCTGCGAACGACCCGGATTACAAGGCGAAAGCACCCTCCGTTCGGAGGGCGGCGCAGGCCATGTTGTTCGAGCGCGGCGGCAAGATTTCCAATGTGCAGGAGGCGTTGGAGATCACCAACGCGGCCTACCAGGAAGTCAACCGCCAGATGCGGTCCATAGCACCGAGACCCGGAGCCACCCCACGACAGCCGAACGGAGCCACGCAGACATCTTCTGCTCGCGCGGCACCGAAATCCCTCATGGAAGCAGCAATCCAGGGACTTGAAAACGCGAGGCGGGCAGGAGGCTAAACCCAGAAGGGTTTCCTCCAATGGCCTTTACGGCTGGCGAACTTACCAACATTGCCAATGCGGCACTGGACTACTATCTCGACAAGGGCGACGTGTGGAGGCAGTCCCTTCAGAAGCGTCCACTCTTTGACAAAATGGTCGCGCGGAAGAAATATTTTCCGGGCGGCAAGTCCGACATCTCCGTAGCCGTCTCCGGTGCCTTCGGCGCTGGCGGCGTCAACGACGGCGTCAAGGGCTACACCCACGACGACCAGGTCGTCTTCTACAATCCCGCCAACATCAAGCGTGCCAACTACCCGTGGCGCGAACACCACATCGGACTGAGCTTCACCCACACCGAGCTGAAGATCGACGGCATCTCCGTTGTCGATCCCGGCTCCAACGGTGAGCGCACGTCCGAGCACAGCCGTCGCGAGATGACCGTGCTGGTGGGACTTCTGGAAGACAAGCTGTTCGATCTTGGGGAGCAATACGCCCGCAAGATGAACACTTTGCTCTACGGCGACGGTGTCGCCGACGCCAAGGCCCTCGCGGGCCTCAAGCTGCTGATCTCCGACACGCCGTCCACCGGCATCGTCGGCGGCATCAACAGAGCCACCGCCGGTAACGAGTGGTGGCGCAACCGCGCCTACACTGCCGCGTTCGGCACCCTGGTCACCGGCACCCCTGCGCTGGCGGCATGGGGTGGCGGCGCGATCACCTCGAACATCGCCAATGGCGGCGCGCTCCTGCAAGTCTTGCAGGCCGAGCGTCGGCAACTGACGAAGTTCGGTGGTGAGCCTGATACCTTCCTCGCTGGCTCCGCATTTATTGGGGCCATGGAGACGGAAATCAGGGCCAACGGCAACTACAGCATGACTGGCTTCAAGAACAGCCAGGACGGTTCCATGGGGAACATGAACTTCGCGGGGACGGAAGTGGTCTACGACCCGACCCTCGATGACATGGGGCTGTCGAAGCGTGCGTACTGGTTCGACTCGAAGAAAATCTACATGATGGCAATGGAAGATGAGTGGATGCATAAGCATACACCTGCTCGACCAGCAGATAAGTTCATTATGTATAGATCGATCACTTCTACCTGCCAGCTTATCGGCAAGCAGTTCAACTCAAGCTTAGTGATCGACATTGCCTGATTGACATCGCATAATCTCTCCTAGAGCCACCAACTCCGGGGAGGGAATGGTCCTTCCCCGGATTTTTACAGGAGACACCATGCACTTCTGCAAGGCAAATATCGCAATCGGCGGCGACGACAGGAACGTCGCGGCCCGTGCCGAATACAGTCCCGTGTCGTGGCCGGAGATCGAAATCCTCCGCCTCGTCCACGGCGAGCAGAGCGTCACCGAGGTGCAGCCGTTCGCCGAGGTCCGGCAGTCGGCCAGGGAGGAGCGCGACAGGCTCGCCCTGATCTACGGCCCCGAACTCTGCGCCCATGCGTGGGGCGGGCGCTCATCGCCGACCGAGATGGAGGCCCCAGGCGTCAGGCTCAAGGCCGGTGTCTCGTGGCTCAACCCGATCACCCACGAAGAAGAAGTCACTGGCGGCAGCGAGGCCGAGGAACAGGTCCCCTTCGACGCGCCAAAAGAAAAGAGAAAGTGACATGCGGACTCAACAGCTTTCCGTAATGGTCAAGAACCTGCGCGCCGAGGCGGGACACGCCTTGAGCGTGGCGCAGGGCGTCAACCAGTACGAAACGCTGAAGTACCTTCTGGCGCGCACGCAGGAGGAGCTGTGGACGGCGTTCGTCTGGCCCGACCTCGTCGTGCGCGCCAACGTCGCCCTCGCCGCAGGGCAGTTCATCTACCCGTTTCCGTCCAGCCCCACTGCGATGACCTTCGACATGATCCGCGAGACGTGGGTGGCGACACCGTCGTCCACCAACTGGGGCCTGTTGTCCTATGGGATCAACGAAAACCGCATCAAGCCAGACGGCACCAACAGCGACCGCTCCGACCCGGTGCAGGTGTGGGACGTGGAGGGGCCGGACCAGTTCCGCGTGTGGCCGACGCCCGATGTCGGTGGCGGCAACATCCGCTTCAAGGGGATGATGCAGCTCAATCCGTTCCTGATCGACACCGACCAGTCCACGCTCGACGGCACCGCCATCGTCCTGTTCACGGCGGCTGACCTGCTCGCCAGGGCAAAGGCCGAGGACGCCGCCACCAAGATGCAGAAGGCGCAGCGGCACATCACCAAGCTGCTCGCCAACAAGATCAGCGCCAAAGGGAAAATCTCGACGCTGGGCGGCGGCGCTCCGGTCTACATCCGCCGCAACACCAACCTGCTCTATGGTCCGGGAAATTGACCTACCAGATCATCGACAACTTCGCGGCAGGGCTGGACACCCGCAAGTCGCCGCTGACCTCGCCAGCCGGGACCCTTACCCGGCTCATCAACGCCGCCATCACCCCCGGCGGCGAAATCCAGAAACGCCGCGCCTTCGTGGCGGTGGCCAACGTGGCCGGGTCGTTCGGGCTGGCCTCGACCGAATCCACGCTCTATGTGTTCGGGCGAAGCGCCGTCCCGTCGCTGCCGACATGGCCGGTGGCGGGTGTCTCGCTGAAGGCACTCAGCATCCCCAACGGCTCCACCGGGCTGGATCAGGTCGATTACGACACGTTCGACGGCAAGGTCTACCTGTCCTGCATCGACACCAATGTCGCCCTCAACGCCGACGGCACCGTGCCACCAGGCCGCAACCCGCATTACTGGGACCCGTCCACCACCACGCCCGGCACCGGCATGGTGCTGACCGAGGGGGCCGGGAAGGGCTACCACGTCAGGACCTACCAGTCGAAGGTCTACGCGGTGCTGGGCCGCAACCTGTCCTTCAGCGCCGTCGGCAATCCCTTCATCTGGAACGCCGCGACCATCGTCAATTCCGTCAACGTGAGCAGCCTGTCCAACACCAACCCGGCCCGCTGCACCGTGGCCGTGGGCGACATCACCAAGTTCAGCAACGGCAAGAGGATCATGGTGTCGGGGGCCGACGAACTGCACGGTCTCGCCAACGGCCTGCACACGATCAGCGCCGTCAACACGCCAGCCAACACCTTCATCCTCGATGACGTGGACTGCTCCGGGGCCGCTGCCGCACAGACCACGGGCGTCAAGATAGACGACCAGCCCACCGCCGGGCGCGGCTACATCAACCTGTCCATGCAGGATGCCGATTCGGAGACACTGACCTCGCTTGAAGTCTACTACGACAAGCTCTCCGTGTTCTCCTCCGAGGCCGTGCAGATATGGGCCGTCGATCCCGACCCGGCGCAGAACTCCTTCACGCAGTTGCTGCGGGCGGCTGGCACGCTCGCGCCGCGCTCGCCGCTCCAGTACGGCTCCGGCGACGTGCTCTACCTCGACCAGAGCGGCATTCGTTCCCTGAAGGCCAAGGACAGCTCGAACTCAGCGGCGGTCAGCGACATCGGCTCCCCGGTGGACCCGACCATCCAGTCGCTGCTCGCGTCCAAGGGCCAGGCTTACATGGACAAGGCCATCGCCCTTTTGGAACCGTCTGTCGGCAGATTCTGGATGGTCTTCCCGGACCTCGTTCTGGTGCTGTCATACTTCCCCGGACCCAAGATCACGGCGTGGAGCATGTACACGCTGAACTTCACGGTGAAGCACGCGGTGACCTGCGGCGGCAGGATTTTCTTCCGCTCGATTGACGACATCATCTATGCCTTCGGCGGCATCACCGGCACGGAGTTCGACAATTGCGGCGTCGAGGTCAGGTTGCCTTATCTCGACGGCAAGAAGCCTGGCCATAAAAAACAGTTCGCGGCCATCGACGCCACCGTGAACGGGCCGAGCCAGCTTGGACCCGCGACAGGAGCGTGGCGTGTCGCCGTCTCCTTCGATTTCAACAACGCGGACCAGGAGGAGACCGTCGGCACCATCAACGCACCGACGTGGAACATGGGCGCTTCAGAATTGCAGGGCTACGATTCGCACTTCTCGCTCCGCTTCTACAACAACGACACAGGTGCGGCGACGATCAGCAACTGCGCGATCCACTATTCGGTAGCGGACGACGAGGCATGAGGACGGTCAACCAGCCCACCCTCGATGACCTGCTGTTCATCGGCGCGTGGGTCTGCGACGACGACCGCAAGGAACTGGCGCTGACGAGGGACCCGGACGACTACGTCCGGCTGGCGCACGACGCCTGGGAGAGCGGGTTCAAGTACGTGGTGCTGGACAACGCTCTCCCGGTCTTCGCCTTCGGGGCCAAGCAGCTTGGAGACACCGCCCTCGTCTGGGGATTCAAGACCGACAGGGGCTGCAAGGCCGTAAGGGTCGTGACGAAATTCATTCGCCGGGATATGATCCCGGCGCTCCGGGGTGCTGGCGTCCGCAAGGCCATCTGCATCGTCCACCCGGACAACAGGGCATCTCAACTTTGGCTCCGCCACCTTGGGTTCACCCCAAGGGCCACGTCACGGGATTTTGGCACCCGGCAGGAGGAAGTCCTCCTCTTTCAGCGCGACGAGCCGGATGCACGCCCCCACTGAAAACCTCCAGCGTAAAATCTACCAGCGCACGCTGACCAATTATACGTTCCGCGTGGCCACGCTGGACGACGTGGACGGGCTGGTGTCTCTGTGGCCGGAGCACTGGGCCGAGGCCCATTTCAGGGACCGCGGAATCGAGCCTGACGAGCCGCGCTATCGCGACTGGGTGCGCGAGAAGCTCGAATACGGCCACCAGGTGTTCGTGGCGGCATTCAGGGACGACGAAATCGTGGGGTTCTTCGCCTACTCCCTCGACCACACCTTCTCCAAAAAGCCCGTCGCCATCATGGGAAGCTTCTTCGTGCGCAAGGCGCACCGCAGGTCAGCCGTGCCTGCTCTGCTGATGGAGCTTGGCCTGCAACTGGCCAGGGAGGACGGAGCCTGCGCCTTCCACGCCCCAATCGCATCGGAATCGCTGGCCTCGCGGGCGCTGGAGAACAGCTTCACCAACCACGGATTCAAATCCATCGGCACGATAATGGGCCGCGCGCTTTAGGAGACGGATATGACGGGAAAGAGCCAGGACAAGAACTCCCGCAAGATGGTGGAGATGCAGGAGCAGGAAGCTCGCGATGCCCGCGCCAAGGAAGCCGCGCGGCAGGGGCGTCTCGACACCGGGCTGGAGAGCATCAAGGCGCTGTTCCGGGGCGGCAACACCTACGGCACCCGTCAGGTCGCCGGAGCGCCCACGACCTCGCGGGTACAGGGACCGCCTACAACCGAAAGGGTGTGGGTTGCAGGCCACGATGGCAGTGGCCACTGGGACACGAGGACCGTGCCGGGGAAGATGCAGTCGGTGTCAGCCCCCGGTGCGACGACCGACGAGCGCTATGTCACCGGCACCTCCTCCGGCATCGGTGACGAGTTCTACAACGACTACGGCAAGAAGATTGTCGATTACTACCAGCCGCAGGTGCAGGAGAAATTCGGCGAGGCCCAGGACCAGACCACCTACAATCTGGCACGTGCCGGG